AACATAGACGAGGCTAATGCTGTGGTACAGAAGTTGATGTATTGGACTGAAACATACAACATCCATATCATTACTGTAATACACAGCAACTGGGGTTCTACTAAACCTACTGGCCACTTAGGTAGTGCGTTAGAGAAGAAGGCAGAAACCCAGATATTGATAGAACGAAACGAAACAGACCCTAGCTTAATGAATGTTAGGTGTAAGGCTAGTAGAAGCAGAAGCTTCGACAACTTTAGCTTCTTTGTGAATAACGCAGCGTTGCCAGAGATAGCCGACAATGATATAGATATAATTGATATAATAGGTGGAAATAAAGCTAAACATACCGCTAAAGCCAATACCGCACCAGTCGGTGAGAGTAACCAAACGAGGGCATACTTATCAGCCTAAGAAGATTACCGACTATAAGAAACAAGTTCAAGAAGCCGTCAGGGAACAACTCCCTGAGGGCTTTTGTTGTATTAAGGCGGACACCCCAATAGCGGTCACTCAGCTTCATTATGTGTTTGCTTACCCTAAGAGTATGCCTAAGTATAAACAAAATTCTTCGTATATTCAGTACAAGGTAACTAAACCAGACCTACACGATAATTTAAATAAAGCGTTGTTTGACGCACTAGAGGGTGTATTATGGGAAAGGGACCAGAACGTAGTCGCAATGGACGGAGTAAAAAAGTACTACGGAGAAAGCGACGGAATAATATTAAATATACAATGCTTGAACTCTTAGCAAGAAAACACAACCTGTGGATTAGTATGGTACTTGGCTTCGGCTGCGACTACGACACAGCTCAAGATATAGTACAGTCTATGTACCTGCGTATGAATAAGTACATCAAAGACGAAGGTAGAATAATGTACAAAGACGACGAGGTAAACCGCTTCTTTATATACGTCACCCTCAAGAATATGTACCGAACGTATGTTAGTGCAGAGAAAAAGTTTGTTTGGTATGAAGTCAGAGAGGATGATGCTATAGATACTGAGATGATGGAGGGTGCTTTTGATGAAGCTATGGAGATTGCATTTCAGACGCTTGTAACGAGGATTGAGGGTGAGATGAAGACTTGGCATAGGTACGACAGGATATTGTCTGAGAAGTACCTTAAAAGCGATTACAGCCTAAGGGATATAGCAAACGGCTCAGGAATTAGTTTGACTAGCATATTCAACTCAATGAGGGAGAACAAGAAGATATTGAAAAAGAAGTTCGGTGAGGACTGGCAGGACTTTAAAAACGGAGATTATCACTTAATATAAAACTATGGATAGTATTAGTAAATACGAAGAAAATCAAGAGTACTATGAAAACTTGGACAAGCGTACTAAAGAGTACAAGAAGTTCTCGGAATGGAAGGCGAACTACAATGCCGCATCAGAGGGCTTGGGCGACAGCATTGAAAAGGTTACTGAAGCCACAGGAATCAAAGCAGCAGTTGAGTTCTTAGCAGGAAAAGACTGCGGATGCGATGATAGGAGAAAAAAATTGAATGTGATATTTCCCTACAATAAGCCAGAGTGTTTGCGTAAGGATGAATATGACTTTCTGGTGGACTTCTACTCTAACCCTATGTCAACCATTTCTGGACCAGACAAGGTAAGGCTTATTGGAATATACAACAGGGTATTTAAAACCAATAAGAAGATTACTTCTTGCGGACCCTGCTTGAAGTCAACCTATGACCAACTGAAACAATATTTTGATTCGTATCAGTAAAGAGCAACAGCTATTTGATTGGCTAAAAGAGAATGCATACCCAGACCTGCTGATGGCTAAGAATCCCGTTAGCAGGTGGGATTGCTATTCTCCAGCAACAAGACACCGTATAGAGCTTAAATGCAGGGATAAGCACTATGACGACCTTATGGTCGAAAAGAAGAAGTACGATGCTGTTGTCAATGAATGTAACAAACACCTAGACGTTCCTATCTACATCAACAGCACACCCAAAGGAATCTTTAGGTTTAATATGCTTGTACACGATGGTTTCTGGGAAGTTAGGTATATGCCTAAGACTACGCAGTTCGCCAACAACAACTTCATTACTAAAGACGTTGGCTACTTTCATACCAAAAATGCTGACATTTTGTTAAAGTAATTTGTGTTATTCACATTTTGTTCCTATCTTCGTATAGAATTTAAAATGTAATCTATGCAAATTGATGTTAAAGTCACTCGGCTTCCGAAGGACGGTAAGAATGACAAGAACTTGTACGATGTAGAACTAAAGACCTACAAAGAGAAAATCTCAGGTAGATTTGAGCATTGGGAACTTAGGTATCTAATCCAACAGATTGATAATGCCATCTACTAGAAAACAGAAGCCAGTATTCTCTGGCGTACTCAAGTACTTTCCTGATGCTATTATGGAGGTTGCTAGATGCTCTTGGGCAGGTAACCAGCAGCATCACCCAGACAAACCTTTGTTTTGGGATAGAGATAAGTCCAATGACCATTTAGATGCTTTAGCACGTCACCTTATTCAAGCAGGTGAGATTGACGATGACGGAGTGCTCCACTCTGCTAAAGTAGCTTGGAGAGCGTTAGCGAACTTACAATTAGAAATAGAAAAATCACAACAAGATGCCATTACCAAAACCAACAGCTAATGAAACTCAAGAAGAGTTTGTTAGCAGATGTATGTCAGACAAAACTATGGTCGTAGAGTACAAACGTCAAGACCAAAGATTAGCTGTGTGCTATGTAACTTGGAGAGATAGAAACAAGAAATGATAGACAAACTAGCTAAAAATCAAAAAGACCTTGTGTATGATGCAGCTATATTAGAGCTTGCTGGGTCTATAGCAGAAGCCCTGAAAAAGAAACCTAGCTCTAAGCTAATATCTATGAGCAAAGCTGTCACAGATATCGTCTTCTATGTAACTGACCTTAGGCTGGAGCGTTACACTTACGATGAATATATGAGAAAGCGTTTGATTAACGAGATTGAACTAAAAGAGAAAGTAAAAGAATTAGAACAAGAACTATATTCCTATGAAGATAACACTATTGAACGGAGAGCAGATTTCGAAGCCGACGCTGCTGTCGAAGATGCAAGATGATTCGTACTACTACGGACATCTAGGCAAGCACGCTTTAAGCAGCTCGTCACTAAAGAAATTAATCCAGTCACCTAAAGCCTACAAGGCTTCTCTGGTTCAGTCTGAGAATAGCCAAGCCCTTCGAGATGGTCGTCTTGTACACTTATGTGTGCTTGAGCCTCACAAGGTAAAAGACCTTACTATACTAGAAGGAACTAAAGCTAGAAAGGAATTTAAGGAAGCGTCAGCTGAATTAGGTTCAGAGATGGTTTATACTCAATCAGAGATGGAGTCAGCCTTCTGGATAGCCGAAGCGGTCAAGACTAACAACGAAGCAAGTTTTCTATTAGAAAACTGTAAGTACGAAGTTGCTGGTGCTGATATGATTGATGGACTACCTTTCAGAGCAAAGGCAGATGCCTTGAGTAACGATGGTACTACAATCATTGACCTAAAGACTACAAGCAGTATAGGTACGGATGGAGAGGACTTCTACTGGTCAGCAAAGAAATTTATGTATGCATTGCAAGCTGCATTGTATATGCACATCTTCGGAGCTACAGAGTTTATCTTCTTGGTTATAGACAAGAATACAAAAGATATTGGTATATTTGATTGTAGCAGCGAGTTTCTGGATTTAGGTCAGAATCAAGTTGCTCAAGGTATAGAGGTGTACAAGCAGTACTTCACTACGCCAGACTCAAATAACCTAATCAATAATAATGTTATACGAAGAACTCTTTAAATACGACGGCAAGAACGAAAAAGAAACAGGCGACCACTTCTACATAGCTACGCTTATGTATTGGCTGTTGAACAACGAACTAGACATCTTCGATGAGGTTCTAATCTACTTTCAAGATAAGGAGCAGTATTTAGTTTGTCACGGAATCAACAGAGCAATAGAGAAGATAGAAGAAACTATCGAGCGTAGGTTCGATGAAGCAGCCTCAGAGGCTGAGAACGAAGAAGAGAAGGTCTATTCCGTTGAAGAGTACAAGAGAGTAAGTAAAGAAATTTTTAAAGATATATTACTAGAGATTTATGAATCGCAGATTGAAAATGCTAAAGAACGAGGTTGAGAACAGAGTAGGTCACAGTATAGACACTAAGACCCAGAAAAGACATTACACTTATGCCAGAGCGGTGTATTGTAGAGTTGCTAGAGATATGAGCAACGGAACAATCACACATAAAGAGATAGGTGAGTCTATGAACAGGGACCATAGTACCGTACTCCATAACCTAAGTGTTATATTCCCATTTGCAATGCGTGAGGCGACGTTTAAGGAACTTTACGAAGACTTGAGTCTTATGTTCCAACCAGAACAAGAAAGTCCCTTATATGAGCTAGAATCGTGTAAGACAGAAGAGTTGCTTAAGAACAGAATACACAAGTTGATAGAGCAGAACAAAATCTACCGAACTAAGTTCAGGTTAATGGAAACTGCTGACAATATGTTCGGTCCATTATATGAAGACCTTAGTCACGAAGAACTCAAGGAGATTTATGACAAGCTAAACATAATGGTCAAAGCTATCAAGACTAGAGTCTATAGATAATGCCAAGAATAAAAAAGAATCAATTTCAGCTAGGTAGCCCTAAGGGTGAGAATCCGATAAAGGAAATGTCTTGGTGTATAAGCAAGCACACTTATGTTAGCTGTATTCCTGAAGCCGTCAAAGAGAATGGTTATTATAGGCAGACCAATAGGTATGCACTTACTATAAGACAAGGACAGAACTACAGACAGAGTGATTTTATATACACAAAGGACAACATCCAAGATGCTATCCTAGATACGTACAGAGAAATATACAAAAGGAACTATGGCAAAACGACAGAAGAGTAATGAAATCAGAAGTACCGACGGCAGGAAGCATAACAAGCGACTGCCGTCAAAGGTAGAACTAAGAGGCAAGGTTACTTCAAAGCCAGCTCGTATGAACGATGCTAAGAAGAAACTGCTTCCTAAGATAGCGGAGAGCGTAGCAATCAAAAGTCTAGGAGGAGCTGCTGGAATCTTTGAGCAGTTGGCTGAGGTGATTAAGTCTACGGATTCAGATGCTGTAAAGCTAAATGCTATCAAGATGTATTTAGAGCATTTGGAGAAGGGCGAGGTAAATCACACGCCTAGCAAATCAGCACCTACTATTAACTTCTCTTTCAATAACCAACCAGACGATACTACAATAGATATAACTCCAGAAGAGGATGAGTCAAGTACAACTGAATGAGAAATACCAAGCACTATTCAAAGACCCTAGCAGGTACTTTGTAGTTACTGGTGGTCGAGGTTCTGGTAAGTCTTTCGGTGTAGCTGTATTCTTATTGAGTCTTACTTATGAAGAAGGGCATAAGATACTGTTTAGCCGTTATACGATGACCTCAGCACAGACTTCTATTATCCCTGAGTTCGTAGAGAAGATTGACCTTATGGGTGTCCAAGATGACTTCCGTATCACTAAGGATGAGATTATCAATCTCACCACTAAGAACTCTATTATCTTCAAGGGTATTAGAACTTCATCAGGAAATCAGACCGCAGCCTTGAAATCCTTAAATGGAATCACTACCTTTGTACTCGATGAGGCAGAAGAACTTATTGATGAGGATACGTTCAATAAGATTGACTTATCGGTCAGGGTGCAGGATAGGCCTAACAGATGTATTCTTATTCTTAACCCTACCACTAAGGAGCATTGGATATACCAACGCTGGTTTCAGAATGTAGGAGTGCCTGAAGGCTGGAACGGTCAAGAGGGCAACTGTACTTATATTCATACTACCTATATGGACAACAAGGAAAACCTTTCTGAGTCGTTCATAGAGCAGGTACAAGAGATGAAGCTAAAGCGTCCAGACAAATACCAGCACGCTATACTAGGTGGCTGGTTGAGTAAGGCAGAGGGTACTATCTATAAGAGATGGAAGGTAGGTGATTACCAACAGACAGAGCTAACTTGCTTTGGACAGGATTTTGGTTTCTCTACTGACTTAACTACTCTGGTGCAAATTAGTGTAGATGCAGATAGTAAGACGATGTGGGTCAGAGAATGTTACGGACAGAAAGGATTAACTACGTCGGAGATTGCTAGAAAGAACAGACAGTTCTGTGGTATAGACCTTGTTGTCTGTGATAGTTCAGAGCCTAGACTAATATCAGAGTTGAAGTCTATGGACCTAAACATCAGACCGACTATCAAGAAGTCTGGCTCTATCTTGTCTGGTATTGCACTTATGCAAGACTACGAGATAATAGTAGACCGTAGCTCTCACGGTATAATTAGAGAGCTGAATAACTATATATGGCAAGAGCGTAACGCTAAACCCATAGATAGTTTTAATCACTTTTTAGATGCCACTAGGTATGCCCTGCAATACTTGGTACAAGGCAGAAGTTTAGGCAGGTATGTAATACGATAGAAATGGAAAAATTATTAGCAGCTAGAACAAGCAGAGAATTAGCAAACGTACTTGGAGTAACGCACGCAGACGTGATAGACTTTTTTAAAGTGCTTGAATACGAAACTAAGACAGCAAGAAGACTGTACTTACCAGTAGAAACTCACGATGACGCAGGAGTGTATTTAAATAGAATGCCCCTAATGTTCCGTATTCTTGCATTAGATACTTTTGTAAAGCAAGGTCAGATAAACCACAGGGACTTTGTTTCAACTGGGTCTTTAATATAGGACCCTTTAATGCAGGAGGGGTTGGTTAATTACAATACTTTCTGTATATTTGTATTGTCGAACATTACAACGCTCTTGTTGTGAAAAGCTGGTGAAGAAAAGTAGCCAGCTTTTTTTTGTTCGCTCTTTAACGTAGGAGGGTGGCTCTTTAATGCAGGAGGGTTACTCTTTAATATAGGACCCCCCCTCTTTAATATAGGAGGGGTATCAGACCCCCATTCAGGGCCGTTCTGGGTCTTGCCAGAGGCCGAAAATCGACCCATTTTGGACCATTTTCCGCTATTTTGTCCTATATGTTTCCTATATATGTCCACTATCGTACCTACGATTGTTTTATTTGTCCTACGATTTTTTTGCCTGTCTGGGCCTCGATTTTTGCAAATATCGCAATAATTAGGACTTATTCCATAGGATTTTGAGGATTTTTTAGTGATTTCGCCATTTTTTACTGGAAAATATAGGAAAAATAGGCCCTTTCTTTGAGAATATCGCAATTTAGCCCCATTTCCTTATATATACCTATTATTGAATGGCTGCCGCACTGAAGCCCAGCCGTAAATCATTTAACTAATTGAAAATCAGTACATTATGAAACAAATGAAAACAATTTTTGCCCTGACTGCTATGCTGTCATTTAATTATCTAGCTGGAGCTGTAGTATTTGCGGCCCTCCAGCATTACGGACTAAGCCAGATAGCCGAGCTCTTTCCAGAGATGGCTCTAGGCTTTCCTATCCTAGTGGCTCAGCTGGCCGCTATCAAATACGCTAACACTATTAAAAATTCACTAATCTAAATTTCTACTATTATGAGTAAGCAAATCAAATCACTAGACTTTCAACAATCATTCGTAAATCAGATGGCGGAGTTCAGCCGCTCTGTAGCTCTGAGCTACGGCTACTCTGAAGACTGGTGCAGCGTATCCGCTGACCGCCTAGAGCTATGGGAGGACCCTAGCGACCTAAGCCAGTACTGGCGCATAGCTTTATTAAGAGGCTCTAAGACTATCGGCTATAAGATGTACACAGCGGACGGCTGTAGGATATTAGCACAGGACAATTACGGCCGCCCACTGGTGCACAGAGATAGCAGAAGCTTATTTATCTCTGCTATAGACCATTCTGGGCTCTGGGGCTACGAGCTGAATCGTAGATTTGATAAGGAGCTATCAATATGCAATCACTTATATTCTGGGAATGGAGCTCTGGACTATTCGACCCTAGACTACTGCGGTGACTTTAAATTCAACGACCCAGAAACGGCTACTTTCTTGCCAGCTGGAAAGCCAGCCTTAAAGGACTGCACCACTGGCGAAAACTGGGGCAAGATGCACCAGAGCCAGAAAATAGGGAAAGCTGTCCGCTATGTGCTGGACTGCTGCGGCCTAATGTATCAGGACCAGCATATTGAAGCTGTGGTAAATTATATAAAGGCGGCAAATACGCCGCTGGAGTTTTTGTATAGCAGCCAGACAGGCGAGAATATATCAGATGTTTACGATACGGAATCAGCGGAGGGGAACGGCTCGCTCAACTCTAGCTGTATGAGAGGTTATGGAGAGTACTACGAGGACCTAGACAGCTGCCCAGATGTAGAGGTGATTTATACGCTGGACCCAGAAAGCCGATTGACTAGCCGAGCTCTGCTGTGGACCACTAGAAAGGGCTCTAAAGTACTTGATAGGATATACGGCTCAGATAGTACAATCGAAGCCTATAAACAGCTGGCGAATGAGAAAGGCTGGTATCACAAAGAATATCAGAGCTACGATAGCACCAGACAATTTATCAATCCAGATGGTGAGGCTATCCGCTCCAGCTTTGCTATTAGCTGCGATATGTTCAATAGCATAGAAAACAGCCGCTGCCCATATATGGATACGTGGAAATTCTACAGCGTAGAACAGGGGATTTTAACCAACGATTTAGATTTAGCCAACGAATATGGAGGCTCAGTATATGAGCTAAGATGCACTAGCGGAGAAGCGGAGCTGTACTAAAAATTGGTGATCTAGTGAAACGGCTGCGAGGCCGCATAAACACTGACTTTATTAACTATTAATTTATTATTATGAACACTACACTTTTGACAATTTTAGAAACCCAGACAGAAAGCTATAATACTAAAGCGATGGCCGATACTATGGCGGCTCTGCTGCTTAGCTCTGGGGCTACCATAGAAACCGACAAAGCTGGCAATTTATTTGCCACTAAAGGAGCTCCACCAGCTGGCCAGTTTTACCCTTGTATAGCTGCACACCTTGACAGCGTGCACGATATTATTCCAGAGGGCCGCTATCATATCCTAGAGCTAGGCGGCAAAGCTTTCGCGATGGACAGCCAGACGCTCCGCTTCGCTGGAGTAGGCGGCGATGATAAATGCGGCCTGTATATAGCTCTACAGGTTTTACGCTCTGTTCCTTTCTGTAAGGTGGCTCTGTTCGTAGATGAGGAGGTGGGCTGCGATGGTTCTGGCGTTGCTTCGCTGGACTGGTTCGCTGACTGCGGCTATATCCTACAGAATGACCGCAGAGGCTACGCCGACAGCGTCCGTACTATTATGGGCAGCCGCATAGCGTCCGACAGTTTTATAAATGCAGTGGAGCCCATCAATCGAAAATACCAGCGGAGCTGGTGCGATTCTGGAGGCTTAACAGATGTATACACTTTAGCCACTAGAGGGCTGGAGCTGTCTATGCTAAACTTGAGCTGCGGCTATTATTTACCCCACCAGCCAGAGGAGTATATAGATATTGCAGAGCTCGAAGCTGTGCTACGTTTTAATATCGAGGTGGTCCGAAAGCTAGGCGGCACCAGATACGAGAACAAGGCCGAGCGGACCAGCTACGGCTATGGCGGATACTATAGCCACCACTGGAGCGAGCCAGCAATTAAATCAGCTATAGACCCAGAGCCAGACGCTGAGCCCAGCTGCGACTACTGCAAAGCTGAGAATAATCTAGAGCTGGATAGCTGGGGCTGGTGGTGCCATAACTGCGGCGGCTACAGCTACAGGCCAGACCGATATACAGAGGAGGATACAGCCAGCATAGACTGGCCAGAGTGGGACGAATAGCCCACCAGAAACCAGAGCGGCCCTAGTGGCCGCTTTTTTTATATCTCATAGCCAGCAGAAACGCTGGCTTTTTTATTTTAAGCCACTTTCTCGCCTATTGCTAGGGTCTTATATAGTAGCTCCGCAGAAAGTCCAGCAGAGGGCCTCTAAAGTAGCTCTACGGCTGTGCTGGTTTTTTTCTAAGTGTCTGGAGTTCAGATGCGGCTCTGATAGCGTAGGTAACAATCTCCGAAGCTTTCACCGCCTCAACAGAGTAGGACCCCAGCCGCTCGCTGTGGCTCGCTCTGGTGAGCTCTGAGGGCCTCCAGCTGTCGAGCTCTGGAGCTCTAGGGACGTAAATCGAGGCGGGCCTAGTGTTAGTAGGTCGATTCGATGATTTCAACGTAAATCAAGGTAGGCTGGGTGTTAGTAACCCGTTTCGATGATTTCAAACGCATTTGACCTGACCTATAGGGAAGGGCAGAATACTACAAGGAAGACTAGAAGAAGTAGAGTATGGCCCCTCCTATTGCTTTAAAAACAGATTAAATGCTGGGTAAGTTGAATGTTGTTGGGGCCGACGAAAGCAATAAAGGATAGACAACGCAATCATTACACAGACTTAGGGTATCTGGACCAACTATATCTCTATAGAAGTTTAGGACCATAAGCTATCCTCGCTGTATAAAGATAACCAAAATAATAATATCTGTTCATCAATAAATCTTATAGTGGTATAAGAAAAACTTATAGTGGTACAAAACAGAGAATAAAGGTTATCTATATGTATGAGTAAAGTAAAGCTACAGATTAGAATACCGCAAAGCTTATCTGATATTACACTAGAGCAGTATCAGAAGTACGTTAAGGTACTTGATGGCATCGACAAGGATGGAGAAACGGCATCAGAGTTCCTGAACTTAAAAGCACTTGAGATATTTTGTGGACTTGAGCTGAAAGAGAGCTATAAGCTCCCTATTAGTATGTTTGACGACGTGATTTATAAACTGGCTGAGTGTCTGAATGAAGATACACCACTTATCAAGCGTTTCTGGTTCAGAGGTAGCAACGGAGTTGAGGTAGAGTTTGGATTGCATCCAGACCTACAGAACTTAACCTCTGGTGAGTACTTTGACTTAGACAACTATATTAATGACTTCCAAGATATGCATAAAGCAATGGCTGTGCTATATAGACCAATAACGGCTAGCAAGGGAGATTATTATGAGATAGAAGAATACGAAGGCACAGACAAGTATGCTGGGTATATGAAGTATGCTCCAGTCAATGTAGCAATAGGTGCTAGGCTTTTTTTTTATCGTTTAGGGATGAAATTGTCAAAACATACGATAGCCTCTTCTCTGAAGGAGATGAGTCCAGAGGAGCGTTTGCAAGTAGAGAGCAAGTTTTTGGAGCAAAATGGGGTTGGTATCAATCACTTTATGCACTCGCTGGAGGGGATGTCACAAGATTTGATGAAATTACAAAACTTAGCATCCATAAGTGTTTAGTATGGCTATCCTTTGAGAAGGAGAAAACAGATTTAGAGAACAAGAGAATTAAAGACGCATATAAATGACCACTATCTACGACATAATTGAGAAGGTAAAGACTAATCTAAGGGCAAACCCTATAGTTAATACCGTGACTTTCGGCGACATCAGTCAAGTTGACCTCAACAAGACTACTATGTTTCCACTAAGCCACTTCCTACTGGGTAACGCTCAGATGACTGAACATACCATCAGGCTTACATTAAGCTTCTTATTCATTGACGTAGTAGACTACAGCAAGGAATTTAACAGCAACGACGAAGGCAATAGACAAGATGATACCAATCTGGTTGATGTTTACAATACTCAACTACAGATTGCTAATGAGCTGATTAGTGAGTTCCGTAGAGGCGACCTATACAGAGAAGGGTTCCAGATAGTAGGCGAACCAATATGTGAGCCGTTTAAGGATAGATTCGAGAATGAGTTAGCTGGTTGGTCAGTAGACCTAACACTAGACGTTTCTAATAATATTTCAGTATGCTAGGAGCGGACTTAAAGGCTTTATTTCAGTTATACGGTGAAAGGTTTGTAAATGACCTTGTTCAGCGTATGAATGATACTAATGTAAATGCTACTGGTACTGCTGCAAGAAGTTTAAGATACAAGGCAACCCAAAGAAAGCTGACTATAACAGCAGCTCAGTATTTAGGAGCTGTAGACTCTGGTCTTAACCAAAACACAAAACAACCACCTGTTAGTAAAGATGGAAAGAACCTTACAGAATTAGACAAGTGGGTACAAGCGAGGGTTCGTCCAGACTTAGACGGAAAGGACCTTAGGAAACTTTCTTTTGCTATAGCTAAAACTATAAAAAGAAGAGGAACTATAAAGCGTTTTAAGTATCAAGGAGCTGATTTGGTTGACTTTGTGCTTAATAAGCAACTAACGCCGCTAACAGAAGATATAGCAGAACATATTTTAAAGGATATTGACAAGGAGTTCAATCTCAGACTATCAACACACAAGAACATAAAGGTAAAGTAAGATGGCAACCAACATAAAAGCAAACGTAAGAAGTCCCAGATACTACGAAATGACAGGTTCTGGTTCTAAGACACTCAATCTAAAGATATGGGTGGGAGATATAGTGTCTACACCAGCTTCTAATACTTATACACTAACCAAAGATGCGGTTGGAGGTCAAGCGGTGTTTGAAATAGCTGAGTTGGTTAGAGATTATATTGACCAATCATTTACTGGTTCTTACAGCTCTGCTTCTGCTTGGGTTAAGATTAACTCTGATACAGCAATTCCTGCATTTGATGGATATGGCTACTACGACGAAGGAGCTAACTCTTCTTTAAGCACCAGAGCCTTAATCAGCAATACTACTGTCTGGATTCCTCAATCTGGAACAACTAGAGT